ATTATCAGAAACAAGTTGCATAATTTATAAAATTATGTTTAAAAACTTGACTTAATACCAAGTGAGGTGTTATCATGAATAATAAATTGGAGAAAATTTATACATTAAAAAGTGAACTAGATCATAGAAGACCTCTTAATCAAGGTGAAATAAAAAGAATAAAAGAAAATTATATAATTAAAAATACATATAACTCAAATGCTATCGAAGGAAATACTCTTACTGAAATGGAAACTAGATTTGTTATTGAAACTAATTTAGCAGTAGGTAAAAAGTCTTTAAAAGATCATTTAGAAATTAGAAACTACTATAATGCTTTACTTTATATTGAAACTTTAACAAACGAAATTTTATCTGAAGAAAATATAAAAATTATTCACTCTATACTTTTAGATGGGCTTGATTGGACTAACAAAGGTAAATATAGAACTATTGATACTTCTCAAGAAATACATACTTTATTATCTTGGTATACTTCTGAACCTGTTACTATTAACAGAATTATTGAATTTACTTGTAAATTTATTAATACCCACCCATTCATTGATGGAAATGGTAGAACTTCAAGATTACTAACTAATTTAGAGCTTCTAAAACTTGGATATCCTCCTATAACTATTTTAGCTACTGACAGATTAGAATACTATCAAGCTCTTGATAAAAGCTATTATGGAGATTATGAAGAAGCCTATGATTTCTTTTATAATTGTATAATTGAAAGTTTAAATGAATATTTAAGTTTTGCTAATTAAAAGTTATAAAATAAAAAAAACTGTAGACAGTTACTTATCTACAGCCTGAAGAGTCCTTAAAATATAAGGATTCTTTTTTATTTTTAAATAATACTATATATAAAATCCCCAAACTCTGGACATCTAAGATACCCATATAAAAGATGATTTGGAATTCCTGAATTTTTTGCATCGACTTTATCTAAATTATAATCATTTACTACTTTAATATCCTTTATAGAACTTTTAAAATCTCCTTTCAATTCAGGCTCAAAACAACAAACAGGATCAATAGGATCACTAAAATTAATCCATGAAATTTCATTATTTGAAAAATCAAGAGGATACAATAATTTACTTTTTACAGTTTCAAGCCCTAACGGTGATCCCATCGTAATAAGCCTAAATTTCGAAAAATCTTTTCCTGCATTTACTATACTTTCCTTTAAGTATTGATAACTAACAATACTTCCTAAAGAATGCCCTACTATAAAAATTTCATCAATGTGTTTATATTGATTTATTTTATCATCAATTCTTCGAAAAATTTCTTGTTTATATTTAGGATTATTAAAGTATTTGTCAACATCATTTAAATATTTAGAAAAATCTATTCCTGCTTTCTTTAATACAGGAATTACTAACTCGATAACATCTCCCGTAGTTGATAACAAAATTTCCCATATACTTTTTTCTCTCCAAGGATATCTCATAATATCTTTAAAATTAGCTTTATAATAAAGATCTTGTTCATATTTATACCCTAAAATATCAGCATAATAAACAATATCGATAAAAAACTCATTCTTATTCATTTTTTTTTCTAATTTAGAGTAAGAATCTTCCTGTCCATCAACAAAATCAAGACCTTCAAAAATTGATTTTTTACATGATTCAAGTAATATTTGTGGAGCTGGTTTAGCACTTCTTCCATGAATTATAATAACAGCTTTCTTTTTCATAAATAGTTTCACTCCTTTTAAAAATAAAATTAAAAATTTATTCTAAATTTTGCTGATCATTCCTTTTTTGACAAATATAAATATTTTTTATTATCTTTAAAACTTTTTTATAAAACCTGTGGTCTAAATATTATAATAAGTGTTAAAAGTAATAAATAATTTAATCCCCCCCAATAAGAACCTCTATCCCCCCCAGAGGTTCTTATTATTTTTGTATTTTGTTATTTTTTAAATAAAAAATCTCCAGAATTACTATCCTGAAGATTCTTATCTCTATTTAATTTCTATACTATCTTCACAGTTATTCTTTCTTCTCATCTCCTTCAAACTCTTTATTCTTTAACTGAGCAAGAACACTTCTAAGTCTTTTAGGAATTTTAACTCCAAGAGTTTCAACATTTTCCACTAAGGATATAAGTTCTACTATAATAAATATACCTGTAACGAGATTTCTAAAATAGGTATCTTTCCCTTGAGAAGCGAACAACTTATCTAATATAACAGCAGAAGCTATAACTATAATCGTTCCTATTTTCTTTATCATTCCATCCCTTGCTTTATTTGAACTCAATTTTTTTGTTTTTATTCCTTTTAAAAAACCAGTTAAAAAATCTAAAGCCATAGCTGTCAAAAGTAATTCAATCATTATATCAAATCCACCTAACAAATAATATAGAACTCCTCCTAAAAAAATAGTTGTAAAATTAATTCCTTCTTGAAACCACGAAATTATTGATTGTATCCATTCTATGATCTTTTCCATAATCACCTTCCTTTATTTCAACACTCTATTTTTTAGGAATTTTTTATATATTCTAAAATCTCTAGTAAAATTTGAACGGGCCAAGAATCCGACTTAAAAGTATACGGAAAGAAAAAATATCCCAAAACGCATACCACGAGTACAAAAATAAAAGCTATGTTTATCGTTCTTGAGTAACTTTCAATCTTATCTTTATCGTGCTCTTGTCTTCCTTTAACTAAAGAAAATATCTTATCCAATATTAATAATAACGAAACTTTCATACTATTTCTCCTCAATTAAATAATCTATCAACGTACTTTTAATACATTAACTTTAAAATATCCTATTACTTGAACTTTCAAGAAGCAATTTTGCGAAAATAAGCCAGACTCTATTTTTTGTCCACCCATAAATATATTTTTCTTGTGATTCATCATTTTTACAAATATCTATAAAATATTTGCATCTATACGAAAACAACATATAAAATAATTTTTCTTGATCTAATTTTAAAGCTGTTCTGTATGTTATTTTTCCAGCGACTCCATCTGTTTCAATATTATTTTTAGTTAAAAGATTTATGGAATTCTGTAAAATCAAACTCATCCCTCTATAACCATGATTAACATTACAATCAAACAAAAATTCAGCTATAACCCAATGGAAACTTTCGAATTCTTTTCTCCAATAATTTTTTTTATAAATTTCTTTAGCTAATTTTAATGAAAGATCTTTCATTGCTCCATTATATCCATAACTTCTAGCAACCGATATTGTTATACCAAACTTTGTCTCACCACCTCTATCTATCGAATCATTACTATAGCCTCCTTCTTTCAAAATTAAATCTTCAAATGCTTTATCAAACATAAATCCCTCCTAAAGAAGATTATTTTTTCACTCTATTTCAAGTAAATTGATTTCTGTAATATTGCTTTTTAAGAGATGTTGTAATTCTTCGTCAGATAATATATTTTGCCTAAAAATACCATCTACTATATAATTATCTCCTTCTCTTATAAATTTAGTGAATCCCGCTTGAATCAATCCCTCTATTTTTTTTAAAGTCATTTCTGAATACACAAACATTTCTATCAGTTCTATTTTATATCCGAATATCTCTAGATGAGCTAAACACCTGTCTTTATCTACCGTTGATATAACCGATGTTCGCCCTGTCACTTCTTTTCCTATCCATTCGTTTATATATAAACACTCACTCTCAAACGATGAACATACTACTCTAATATTATTGTGTGTAAATTCTTTCCCTACAATATCCATCCATTGTGGCTCATCATCTTTTATTTTTATTTTTATTTTCATTATTTTTTTCTCCCTTTATAGAATATTTTTACTGCTCTATTGCTAAATACTGTATTTCTCCTGCCCCAACAATATTTTGAATATATGATGGCGAATAAAAATAATGACCTACATAAAAAGTAATATTTGAAGAAGACATTTTGCATGCTATATTTGCTGAGTGAGGTTTAGGAGCCCAATACTCATGATCTCTTCCACCTCTATGCTCCCATATAGTTCCTGAGCATATTATGCTCGGATTATCTTTTAAATAAAGTTCAATCCTTACATTTTTATCTCCTTTATTTTTTGTTGTTAACGAAAAATTTCCCAAAGAGATTTTTACTCGAGGAACATTCAATCTTAAATAATGATGTGATCCATCTTTTCTTAATGAAAAATAAGAATGATTTATATCATATAAACTTTCTCCATAATAAGCATTATTTATATACACCTTGATTCCTATTTTACATGGTATAGATGTTCCGGATATTTGTACATTTGTCCAATAGGTATCTTGATTGCTGTCAGTGGTCCAAAAGTTTTCACATACTCTTGCTCCATATAAGCTTATTTCAATTCCTTCTACACCAACACTATACGAATTTTTCACATAATTTTGACTATTTTTTACTTCTTTATTTACCCCTTCATAAACCTCCTCTGTTCCGTATACAAAAAATCTATATCTATTTTGCGCTAAAAAATTTGGATCCTTTTCAACTTTACAATTAAGACTTCTAACATTAGCTGAAACATCAAATGCCTTTATTGAAGGTAATATAAGTAAATTACTTTTCATTCCAACAAAGTCAACATACCCAGTCCCATATCCATCCGTAGTAACTATTCCAGCCCTCATGTTTCTTATAGTTGTGATTGTTTCTCCAGATCTAGTAAAACTTATACTTCCATCTTTTATTACAGTAGTTTCGTTGCTTCCTCTAGAAACAAATGTAGCATCACCACCAAATACAGTATTCGCATTTATAGTTAAATGCCCATTACTTTGATTGTTTATAGCATTGTTAGCAGTTGTATCATCTGTATATTTTGTAGATTTCTTCCAATCCCCTTCTGCAAATACACCGCTTTCTTTAGTAGAAATACAATCGTAAATCTCTTGATTTTTTATCCATAAATCTCCCCGTTTATATGGTGGAACTGGAGTAGCTACAAACACAGTATTTTTACTTTTAGCTATCTCTTGTGCCACTTTATCTTTTACATCTTGTTCTTCCCAAGCTTTTCCATTCCATCTTTTTGTAACTTTAGTTGTTGGGTTATACCATAAATCTCCTACTGATTTTAACTTCTTATCTCCTATCCAAACAACACTAGGATCAGCAGTTTGACTAAATGTATTTATTTTTCCATCAATCTGATTTTCAAACTCTTTAAAATATTGCTTTATTTCTTTGTTATCAATCTGCTGTATAAAATTCCCATTTCTCAGAAATTTTAAATAAGTTCCAGTACTCTCATCTCCTACTTGAAACAAAGTATTCTTATGTTCCTTTATATCATCAGCATTATAAACTCCCATTAAAATCTGCGATATGATCTCGGTTGGATTTTCTGGATTCCTCATATTAAACGCTAGTTTATTGTTTGTATTTCTAATCAAAACATTCGCATCTTTATCTATAGATACCTGAGCTAAGTTCTCAGAATCAGTAGATTTAAAAACTGGGTTGTTGGTATCTTTATCATATTGGAAAAATATTCCGGCTTCTACATCGTTACCACCTATTCTAAATACTCCAGCTTGAGCTTTTAAAGCTATCATTAATGCCGGAGGTATATCTTCCTCACGAGCTGGATTCCACTTCCCGTTTCTCCATACTTTAAACTCTTTAGTGATGGGATTAAACCAAACATCTGGTTCAGCTATAGGCTTTCCTAAGCCTCTAGGATCATTTTCATCAACATATCCTCTAGCACCCTCTATCAGAATAATTTCATCTAATTTTTTATCAGTTTCATCAATCTGATCTTTAATATTATTTAGAGTCCCTAAAAAGCTATCTTTAGAAGTTAAGCTTTCTATTTTGGAATAGTTAAATTCTTGCTCTATTCTCTCGTACTCTAATGCTGTTATTTCAGAGTAGCAACCATTCGACCTAGACAATGTATGTTCGATAGATGAAATCTCTATTAGGGTATCTATATCATCTAATTTAAACGAACATACATCTCCAGGTTCTAAATGAGGTACAAAGTTGGATTTAAAACTATACTCTTTTTTATTTTTACAATTTTTTATATATTCAACTCTAGCTATATCAGAAGCCAACTCCTCAGTTTGAATATATTTGTTTTTAGTATAAGATGAAAAATTTTCTTCCCTCTCTTCCATGTTTTTAGTTTCCTTGATAGCCACCTCGTTATCTTGGAACTGCACAAGAGGAATTCCTTTTATTTCAAATTTATCTATAAAAAATAAACTGCTGTAAGGATTGAAAAATTTAACTTTTGATGAAGTTTCTTTGAATTCTACTAACTCATAATGTACCCCTTCTTGGAGAGGGACTCTTATTTGCTCCTCATCTACATAGTAGTAACCCTCAGCTTTTGTTATATTGTGCTGTACTGCTAAATCTGTTATAAACTTGATGTTAAATTCCATCTTTTGATTCTCTAAGTTAGTTCCAACTTTTACTTCAACTCTGTTTGCTAAATCGAAAATCACTTGATTTTCAAGATATTTATAACTGTCATATAGAATCCTAACTCCATTTTTATCAGTGTACTTGTATCCCTCTCCAATACTTCTCAGGATATTTCTAGTATCAAACTGATAAGCTACTGCTTTTTCATAGTCGAATAATCCATTTTTAAAAACTATATTTTTATAAAAATCTACATAAATTCTACCTTTTGTAACTTCTAGAATTGTTTGAAGTTCATCTATATATCTATTATCTTTTCTAAGTAACATAAATGGAATTTGAACAAGTCTAGATTGAGAATCTCTCACATCTTCAAAGTTTAACTGTTCATCTGTGAATCCTAAACTTTTAGCTATCATATAGAGAATTGAATTCTCTTTATATTGCTCTGCATAAATATATTTATTAAATAAAAACATATCTTCAGAAACTATCTTTTCAAACAATTTGTCAAATTCATCCACAACCTCAATTGTGTAAGTACTGTTATAAATTTTACTAATTTCTCTATTTGTTATTTTAGCTTTACCTTCTAACAACTTTATCTGAATACTTTCAGTTGAGTTGAAAACCTCTATGACTATAACATCATCCGTTTTAACAACTTTCTTATCTAAAATAACCTCAGCTTTCATTGATGATATTTTCTCGGATGAATCAGGTATACTAACCTTTATCTGAGTTATATACTTAGTTATTTCCTCGTTAGTTTTAGAATTAGTTACTTTCACTTTATAGCTATAGTTCTCAGCTTCATCAAATGTACCTAGGACAAATGTATCTGCCGCATCCCAGGCACCAGCTATGGAACTCAGTAAGAGTTCCCAGCTATTTTTTGAAGTTATTCTCTTTTTCATTACATCACCCCCAGTACCTTAGATTGATTCTTAACCTCTTCTAATCCATCTTTCACTCCCTCTTTAGCTATTTTATACATAGCGTCCTCTCCATAAACTCCAGTGAAGTGCTGAGTTATATTTATGTTTATTTGAGAAGGGCCTTCAGTGTAATATGAATTCCCTAGATATTTTTTATCATCTTTATTAGCTAATATATTATCGTCAAACCCCATTCCATTACTTTCAAGTTTTCCATACAGTTGTTCTAGATACTCCTGCACCATCTCAAAAGCTTTCTTAGAATCTGTAACTCCCGACAACTCTTTTTCAAATTCTTCAAAATTGAAATACTTATCTATGTATTGCTTATAAGTTTCAGACTCGATAAAAGCCTTAATAAGACTATCCTTAACACTGTTATATATAGATTGCCCTAAACTCTTCTCAAAGCTATCAAAATCCTTATCTGTTAGAGCCTGTGACATAGCCGATGATAATTATCTTTGATTTCATTTATTTTCTTCTGAGCTTCTGAAACCGGTAGGAACGAGTCTATAATATCTTCTCCAATTCCCATAGCGATAAGTTTAGTTCTTAGATCTTCTATAACCAATTGAAAATTGCTCTCTATCTCCTGAGCTTCTAAAATTCCACTGAAATCAAAACCTTTCCAAAAATCTGTAAAATCTACATTTCCAGACTCTTTCATTTCAACAAGTTTCTCTGACATCTGTAGGAACATCTCATTCATAGAGTTGTCTATCTCAGAATATAGAGTGTCATACACTGTCATAGCAGCATTCTTTATAAGTTTTTGGAAGTAACTTCCCATAGAACCTACAAAGTCTCCCTCTCCATTTAGGAGAGAGTCAATAAAGCTACTTCTAACATCCTCCATAGAACTAACTAGGACCTTATTATCATCAACCATCTCCTGAATAGTATCTTTATACTTGCTAGCGTCTATACCCATATCATTAAACATTTGAGTATATTGTTCGGTTAGCTGCTTTTCATCTAGCACATTGATACCTTCGAACCCTTCTAAGGTTGCATTTCTAAAGAGTTCCTTTTGCTCTTTTTGTAACATCTCTATTTGTTTAATAAACTCATCTATGTTTTTCTTATACTGTTCAAATGCACTCATGTTTATATATTCTATACTTCTAGATGTAAGCCCACTTGCCCAGTCTCTTATTACCGATTCTGTTATACTGTTTAAGTCATCTCTAAACTTCTTTAACTCGTCTAGATCAAACTCATCCAATCCAACCGAGCTGTCATAATCCATTAGCTCTACCAACTCTTTTTCTGACATCTCTCTGTCTTTAGAGTAAGATTTTGACTTTCCATACCAAGTTTTTTTCTTTTCTTTTACCAGGAATGAAAGTTTACCAAAATCTTTGTTTTCCATCATCACTTCTTCCATTAACTTTAAAGCATTCTGTCCACCAGCTATTCTATGCAGTGTTGGACTTGTTGCTATCGAAGCTATTAGAGTGTTAGCAAAGTCTTGCAGTGTCGCAGTATTAGCTTTTAGTTGTTCTCCAAGTTCCTTCAAGGCATTAGTATTCTCTTCAAACTTCTTTTCATTTTCAGCATTTTTCTTTCTTCGTTTTTCGTCTGAGCTACCCATTAATGAAGATACAACACCACCTACAGCTCCAACTATACCTAGTCCTCCTGAAATCATACCTAACGTTCCAGAACCTAAAAAACCTCCTAAGCTTCCTAACAATCCACCACTACTAGAACTAACCCCCATCATGCTTAAAGATGAGCTTAAAGTTGATACCCCGCTCAAAAAACTAGAAATGACTTTTTGGAAATCTCCGCCTATCAAATCAGCTACTTGGTATACAGAAGTGCTAAGACCTTTTAAATTATCATCAAATTCTTTCGCTGCCTTTTTAGGCAATTCATACTGTTCTTTATATTGTTCCTTAAGAACTTTCAACTCTTCTCCAAGTTCTCTAGCATTTCCTATCATTCCTTCAGAAATAGCTTTAGATATTTGGTTTTCCATTACTCTAACAGTTTGTAGTAATCTATCCTCTTCCTCGGTTCCAAATATCTCAAATTCTAGATCAAGATTAGCAAACTCTTTTTCAAAATCATCTTTGATTTTTTGTGCATCTATCTCATTTTTTAATTGATCTACATATTTTTTAGCTTCTTGGTACTGTTGGATAATAGGAGAGAGAGCATCTTTGCCAAGCTTCATGTCAAGTCCTTCGTTTAAGATAGACTCTAGATTTTTCAACTCTTCTTCTGCTTTTTCTAGTTCTGAGAAATCGAATGCGAAAGCTTTAAGGTTTATATCTGAAGCTAGATTTTTTATCTTGTTTTCAAAATCTAATCCATCAACATCTTTCTTTAATTGTTCTACATACTTCTTAGCTTCTTGATACTGATTAGCTATAGAAACTATTATATCCTCGCTAACTCCTTCGTTCAAAGCTTCGTTTAGCGCTCCTCCTAGAGAACTCAGTCTTTCTTCTGCTTTTTCTAAATTTGTAAAGTTAAAAGCTTCAGCTTTCTTCTTCAAATCAGAATCTAAATTTTTAATTTTATTTAATAAATCAACTTCTTTCTCAGAACGTATTATAGCTCCTTCAGTTTCAGCAATTTCTTTTATTTCCTCTTTCAACTCTTTAGATTTAGCAATCATTTCTTCTAATGATTTTGCTCCACCGAAATAATTTTCTTCAATTCGTTTATTTATCCAACTTGTATCTCCATAATCAAGAAGCGAATGTTCACCATCCCATTTATTAAAATATTCTGTTAATTTTTTATTGTCAGCATTATATATATTGCCAAGCTGATTTCCCATCATAAGCCCAGCTCCAGTTCCTAAAACTACAGCTCCAGCTATCGGATTAGCTATTGCTGTTGCTCCGCCAGCTTTTATAAATGCCATAAAAGCACTAAGAGCAGTTGCACTTTTTAAAGCCATCTCAACACCTTTTATCGCTGTACTTATTCCCCATACTGCTGCTGATACAGTTACCAATCCTTTTCCGAATTCGATTGCTGTGTCTACATTTTCTTTAGATAGCAATTCTTTAAAGTCTATTTCTTGCAAAGCTTTTTTGATATCTTCCATGTATGGAATGAGTTGTTCTCCGATAGTATCTGCTACCTCTTTGAATACAGCTTTCATTTTGTCGTATTCTACCTTAAATGTATTAGACATAGTTTCAGTGCCTTTTGCTAAAGTTCCTGAACTTTTAGACATAGCCTCTTGGTTTCTTATAAATTTTTGCATATTTTCACCAGTAAGATTTATTACTGCTCCAGCAGCCTCTACCGATCCAAAAATATCATATAAACTCATGTTGCTTTTCTCTGCCGATTTAGCTATTAAATCAAAAGCTTCAACCATGTTTCCGCCATTATTTATAAAGTCTTGGAACGAACCTCCCGAGATTTGCCTGAACACTTTATCTGCATCTGTTCCTTCTTTTGCCAATTCAGCTAAAGCTTGACGAATCTGAGTTGTTGCCTGTGCGGTAGGAACTTTATTATTTGTCATCGTGGCCATTGCTGCTGATATATCTAAGAATGACACTTTTAATGATGCTGCTGTTGGTAAAACGTTGTATAAGGATGCCTGTAATTCATCTATCGTCGTTATACCGTTATTTTGAACTGTCATCAATGTGTCAGCAACCATTCCAGCGTCTTTAGCTTCCATCTTATAGGCGTTAATAACAGAGGTTAAAGCATTCATTCCCCCTCCTAAACTAGTAAACCCGGCTAAGGATAGTTGAGAAGCTGTTTCCATCACATATTGACTTTCTGCTATATCTCCCATTGATGAAACTAGTTGGTAGTTAGCTTCTAGAATTCCATCAACGCTTCCACCATATTTTTTAGCTAGATCATAAGCTCCTGCTTTTATCTCATCAAAACTTCTAGTTGAAATAGTCTGAACTTTTTTAACAGAGTATTCTGTGTCAGCAAAACTTTTAACAGATACAGCTCCTATTCCAACTAAAGCCACAGTAGTTACCTTAGCTGCTTTAGAGAGAGATGCCAAACCGCCTTTTATAGTTACAGTGTTTTTCTGAACCTTTCCTCCTAGACCATCTACATCCACTCCAGCAGCCTTCAACTCTTTTTTAAATCCATTCAGCTCTCTATTGACTTCTTCCATCTGCTTGGACATCTGGTCTTTGAGTTCTAGTGCTACCTGGAGTAAATATTCATTTTCCATCTTTTCACCCCCTCCTTCTATAAAAATAAGGGCACACTTGCACCCTTAACTTTTAGCTCTGTTAAGAGCAGATATTATCATTTCAGCATCTTCAACCCATTCCCAATCTTGTTCATCTAGCCCCCCTCCTAATGGTAAAAAAGCTATTTCATAATTCCCCATGATATTGCACTTCAGATATTTTCTCATTTCAGCCATTCTAATCGCATGTTTTTTGAGGTGTGAGAATTGCTGCATATGATATGCGATATCTGTTTTTTTACTCCAAGCAGTAGCTATCTGAATGTAACAAAACTGGATATCTTGGTTTAGTTTCCCGGTTCTTCTAGAACTTTGTCTATAATTTTTATAGATTCCTCTAAGTTTCCTTTTCTTCTTAGAAGCTCTTCTTTAGATAAATTTTCTAGACCTGAGTAAGGTCCTAATTTATTCTCTCTTTTTAAGAATTCAACTGCATCTTCGAAATTCTCTGTATTTTCTACAGAATCATCTAGCATCTGAATTGTCAAATTGTTTCTAGTTACAGTATTACCGTTTGTAGTTACAGATAATAAGGCGCCTCTTAATAGAATTATATCCGAATCAGCATCCGACGATACCATTTTGAATCCCAAGTCTCCGTTTGCAAGTGACATAGCAGCTTTATGAGAGTTTTGATAATCTCTCTTAGCAACTATCGACATCTTAGTTCTAATTTCTATGTGATTTCCTGTTGCTACATTTCCAAATACTTTAGTTGACATTTATTATTCCTCCTTAAAATGTGAATTTAGCTGGCGTATTGTCTGTGTTATTAACTGAAGCTGTCATTGATAACGAGTGAGTTCCAGCTCCTTTGTAATCTCCTCTATCAGATGTAGTTATATACAATTTAGGTACTTCTATCATTATTGTTTTGTCTCCATCTACGAGAGTTAGTGTTAAATTCTCAGAAGCATTAGCTATTGCCTTAGCTTTTACAGCTTCAAATCTAACCTGATCATAAGAATTAAATTCTAACGATACATTTGTAGATTGAGGAGCGCTTCTTCTTATTTTCTTAGTATAAAGTGAATCAATACTACCTCTTGCTTCTAGGTTGTTATTAAAATCTATTGTTAGAGATTCTACATCCTCTGTAACTCCTTTTCCACCTAATTCGATTATAGAATCGATTGCTACTAAGCTCTCTCCTCTGTTTGTTGCAATACTCTCTACTACTATTCCAGTCGTGAATTCAGCAGTTGTACCTATCCAACTAAGCGAACCATTTACCAAAGCACCTTTAACAGCATTTAAAGAACATGTATTTAGTTTACAATCTTTATACAGTGTTTTTTTATTGTTTAATGAATCCGAAACTATTAAACTGAAGACAGCTGGTTCTGCTGCTGTCAGCTTATAGAATGTATCTTTCCCCTCTTTTGCATATCCAAGAGCAGGCAATATAGCTTCCAATACTTTTGCATTCCATTCGATAGGAGTATCGAAACTTGTTTCTATCCCAACTAGAAATTGATCTCCTTCTGCTTGAAGCGAATTGAATACTTCAGACTTTACAGCATTATATTTTTCTCCTCCCGAGAAATCAGTAGCTCCTAAATCCAAGAGTGTAGTAGCTACAGTTCCCTCAGTGGTTTGTTTACCAAAAAACACCTTTACTGACATCTTTACCTCCTTAAATCAGCGATAACTGAGATAGTTCCAATAAATACTCCATCTATCTCACCTTCTTGTTTATCTATTTCAAATCTCAAATCTGTTGTTAAATTTATGTATTTAGCTATTATTTGAGAGTCTTTTTCTAATAAATTTATAATTTCATTACAATTTTCTATCTCTAGAATACTGCAATTAGGATTGTGCTGATCAAATACTCTTATAACCAAGCCTACATTTTTACCAACTCCATTAAGTGACTTTAAATTTTTTCTTTGACTTACAAGAGTGATTAACACCCCGGGTAGTATCCCCGGGATGTAATCCTCTAAAAAGCCAATGTCAACTTGGTATTTGTCAAAATTATTTTCTATTCTTTCTTTTATAACTTCAGCAAAGGCTATCAATATACTCTCAGCCCCCTTACTTTTCTAACATCTTTATTTTTCTCTCTCCATTTTTGATTTACAGACTCTATCATCCCGTCTAGAGTTACTATCTTATCGTGTGAGATAACTTCATTCTCTGTTTTAGCAAACATCTGATACTGGATATATAAATCTATAGCTAAATTAGTTTGATCACTATCTAGTGAAGCCTCATCATCAAGTTTAGTCTTTATATAGACCTTAGCTTCAGATTTTATAGAATCTAAGTACGCTATATAGTCCTCGTCATTTGCTAATCCTAGAATTTTTTTCACTCTATAATGGAGAGAGGAAGGGATGTTTTCATACACTTTCATCTTACAGTCCTGTTATCTTGTAAGTTATTACAACATTAGGATTAACAACAACAGGGCAATAAGCTGATTCTGCCAAATGCTTGGCTTCACCTGTCTCTTGATCTGCTTTAGTTTCTCTTATGATTAAATCTGTAGCCTCAAGAGTAGAATCTCCTTTTTCATCTACGTTTACAACCCCGGCAAAAGCTGGAATAACAGCCCCGTTGTTTCTAAGTTGGAACCAGTTAGAAGTGTCTATAAAATTTCCTTGCGTATCAGTAGCATCAGGTATCATAACATAGTTAAATCCAAAAATATTTAGATGTAACTCGTAGTCACCATCTTTAGTTTGAACTCTACTTGGTGTAACAGTAACAACTTTGTTACTAGATTTATTATAATCTGTTAATATTTTATAAAAAACATCTTTACCTACAAGTATTTCATCCACTCTAACTTTTGAGTTTCTTGTGAATTCACCCACTTTTAATGTTGTCCAAATCCCCCACTCTTTTATATCTGTTACAGCCACATCTTCGCTAGGATATTGAGTGTAAGTCACTTCATTTCCAGTATCCGGTGAAACATACTTTCCTTCTAAAAATACTCCTGCTGCAATCTCTTCTTGTACTACCGGTATAGAAACCTTTAAATAAGCTATTCTTTTATCTTCTTCATATTTCCTATGGTCAACCTTTTTACCATTAATATAAACCTCTTGTCCAGGCAATCTATTAAGAGCATCGTAAGGTGTAAAAGGAATTGAATCTTTAATAACCTCCGGTGTAACTCCTTTTATTACAGAGCCATTTAATTTAGAAACTGGAAACTTCTCCCCTCTTTTTAAAATTTTAGCTTTAACAACATGATCTTTAATTTCTTCATAATCAATAGTTTTTGCGTTTGTAACAAAAGGTATCTTACCTTCAGCTATCCTTCTAACAAAAAATTGTGTTACCGTCATTGGTAAGTCTGCATATACTCCTAACCAAGCTATTTGTTGTACATTAAGTGCCATATCCTTTTACCTCCTCTAATAATATTCCTGATTTAAACAAATCTTCTATAACTCCAAAATCTTTTATCAGAATAACTCCAGTCAAAAGATTTTTATTCAAAACTGTTCCTGGAGTAGCAACTAATACCTTACTTCCTGCTTTAGCATCCTCCATAGCTACACTGAAAGCAATTCCTTTAGTTGAATCTCCTTTTACATACTTAACAACTTGGCCTGTATCTCTATCGTAAGCTAAAACTTGCCCTCTAGACACTTCTTCAGTTGATACAAATGATTTAGATAAAGGTCCTTCTATCTTAAATATGTTTCTATCATAATAATTTTTATCTACAACTAAATTTGCCATTTCTCTCCCTCCTATTTATTAAAATAAGCATTTACTCTATCCTTAGCAGAAGATATTTCAACTCTATCCTCTTCAAATTCTGTTATATCTTGAAAATAATTTTTAAAAATTTTATTTTCTCCCATTTTCTCGATGTCTCCGGTTATTTTCTCAAACTCTGATACTTTTTCAGTTTCTGAGAACTCAACTATCTCATCTTTTGTTTCAGCAGCTTTCTTAATTGCGAATTCTACTATATGTTGCAACGATGGAGGAATAACTTTTTTCATCCCTTCTATCTTCTCAGCAACTTTATTTTCAAACTCAATCTCTGCTTTTATTTGTTCTCTCATCTCTGTAGGAGAGAGAACCACTTCTTCCTCGAACTCTACTACTTGCAAGTTCATACATTTAGCAATCTCATCTAATTGCTCTTTACTAAATTCAGCAGTCTTAACAACCGTATATCCATTTTCAGTTAATTTATTGATTCTGTACTGGTCATCATGCAAACTGTAAGTTGCATCACTTAGCGTTTGTAACTCGGCTGCTGATAGTTGTGTTAAATCCAGTGCTGCTAATGCTGCTAATATTTCTTTATAACCCACTTGTTCCACCTCCTCAAACTCAATTATTATTCCAGTTTCTTCCTCCTGGAACTCTGCTGTTGATACTCCGGGATTTATCCCTATGGGTAGCACAGCTATTTTAAGTAATTTATCAGTGTTTTTATCTATCTCAACAGATACACCTTTTAGTATTCCGTCATTATAGTAGTTAGATCCTTTATCATTAAACTCCACATCTGCAAATACCTCGTTTCCTTTAATTTCAAAGTTACTAAACTCTCCTACATTAACAGGACTCTTTTTCTCATTCAACCATTTAGAGGTGTGAGAAAAGATTCCCCTTACTGGATTCTCAATTGATGAAAACACCTTCTTCACTCTATCTAAGCTAAAATCCCCTTGTGGATAATTCCCACTTTCAAAAACTTTAATTCTTTTTTTCATCTCTATTCTCACCCCCTTTTAAGTTATTTTCCCTCTCCACCAACCCTCGAGATTTTTTAATCGATATACTCGCTATACCATCTCTCACCTATTGTCTGTGCGTTGCATTAATATGCAACGTTCTATATAATATTTTTTATTTTTTTCAAAAAATAAAAAAAGAGAAGGTTTTCAAGCCTTCTCTAATTCTTCTTTTATTATCAATAAATATCTTTCTCTATCCTGCTGAGTCATTCCAACAAACTTTCTACTTGGAACATCACCCCATGGAGAGGGAATAGTTCTTTTTCTAGTGTGTGCCTTTACTCTCTCTTGCCTATTTTTTCTAGTTCTTGTAAAAGGATTAACATTTTGAATAACGGCATTACTCCCAAACTCCCCTTTTTTAGCTCCAAAGTGCATTGTTCTAGCGTATTTAACATTAGTTCCTGCTGCTGCTCTTGTTCCTGTGTATTTGTAGTTTATACTAGCTTTTAATCTCCCTGTATCAGCTAATGATTTTCCTAAATCTCTTTCAGCTCTATGAGATTTAGTCCAGATGTTGCCCTCGGGATCTCTTTCATTCTTGAAACACATTCTTATTTTAGTAGCCATACTAGCTGATATTTTTTTCATAGCCGGAGACATGTCTTTAGCTTTTTCTTGAAGCCTATTTAGTTTAAATATAAGTTCCTCTGCACCTTCTATTTTTATACCCATATATTACCCAAGTATTTCAGGATTGTTGAAGTCATCAAACCAGTCTACAATTTTATGTATTTTTTTATTTGTCAATAAACATTCATCTATTTTTTCCACAACAACTTCCTCTTCTAAGTCTGGCAATAACATCAAAGGAAACGAATCTTCAAAATGTTCGTTATATTCTTCTATTTTTATAAAAAACTTCTCACTATAAATCATTTTATACCTCCATTAACTTTTTTCAATAACTCTAAAAAACTATTTATTAAGTTTGGAAAATATTCTTTTATAAACTCTATTTGTTCTCTGGATTCCGTCGTTTCTAAGTTTGTGTATAAATCAAAAAGATTTGCAAAAGTTTCATTATAAACTTCATCATTACTTCTTTTCCAATAAGTTTCTCCGTGACCATAATATAAAGTTGCCTTAGATTTCGTCAAGCCATCAAATATATCTTGAAAAGCTCCATACTCCCTATTTCTTAGTTTCTCTTTTCCAAAACTCTCTATAGCTTCTTCTTTTATTTTCAATCTCAACTTCTTTCCTTTTATACCTTTCATAGAGTTCATTAATTTTTCTATAGTATCACAATATTCTAAATTATATTCATTTGCTCCTGGAGATGATAAATATTTAAATTTAGAACCTCCTGTCAGTGCATTTAACTTATTATCGACATAATGCCCATACTCATGTGCGATGGTCCTTTTATTATAACCTAAATCTGTTAAAGTTATTTTATCTTTAGATGTAGAATAGTAATTTCCATTACCTTTAGATATCGTTATTTCTCCTGAAGTTTTATAAATACTTTCTTTTATATATTCCGGAGCTTTTTCAAAAATATCTACAAATTTTTTATTTGTTTTCTCATCTAAAAGTTTGAACTTCAATAATTCTCTAGCTATTTTACTTTCTTTTATTTTAACACTTTTTTCTACTTTTTTCCAGTAACTATCATAAGGATTTCCATCAAACCCTCCTAAATCAATTTCTTTTACTGCTTTTGTAGGAGAGAGAATCTCTAGTCCAAACTCTTCAGCTTCCTCTTTAGAGATAGCTACAACACTAGACCTACATCCATAATGATTAGGAGGATATATTTTTTCCCAAATAGGGTTATCAGCCTTATACACCTTACCATTCAGCTCTTGACATATTTTAGATTGTCTATTATCTGCTATTCCATCATAAAGTAGATATGGTTTATCTGTTATGTTATCCATCTGTTGCTTATAAATTCCAGAGTTATAGAATGTCATCATGTTTGTTCTATATACATTAGATGCATACCAACCATTTATACCCATTCCAACTTTATCTACCACACTATCAATGCCTTGCATAAACTCTTTAAATGTACCACCGTTTTCAAGTGATTTTTCAAGCTCTTTAAGTACTTTTTCTGTTGCTGTTAATTCAGTAGATCTCTTTATCCAAAAACAATTATTTTTCACCTTGTCAGTTATTTCATCTATTTCATTAAAAAGAGTTGGCTTTTTATTTAAGGCATACTTTATAGCTTCATCAAATTTCATTTCAAAAGGATCTATTTCTTCTTCAAATTCTGTTGCATTATTTCCCTCTCCTATTCTTGCTAAAATCTCAATCAAGGTTGCTTGTTCGATAAAAGTGTCGAAGTTTAACACCAGCGGCTTTATTTTCAACTCTGTGAGGTTAGAGAACCACTTTAACATTTGTGATTTTAAATCTTTTGACCATTTTTCTAAAAACGATTTTTCTGCTCTTTCTAAAAGGTTATCTCTAAATTTTAGCTGCCTGTCTAGGATGCTTTCTAGTGTTCGCACCCCTGGCAAACTCAACTACATTTATTGGTGCTTCACTCAGATATTTTTTGTCTATCCCGAGATACTCTGCTACATAATCAACTGAAACTTTTATTCCTGATTGAGCTAGAACAGATATATTATTTATCTTAGTTTGTGTTATGATTTCCTCTTTCTCTTCAACTTCTAAATCAGCTTTCTTATCTCTCTTTTTTTCAAGTGAAAAATAATAATCCTTATGATTAAATCCCCAAAGCTCTGAAACACTCTTTAGTAGATTTTGCAAGCAATCCGATATAAAAGAGCAACACTCTTCAACAACTTGCTCTTCAGCTTCCATGTGAATAGTTCCTAATGCTTGTGTTCCTGTTCTTCCAACATCCATTGTAAGAGTTGAGCCTAATATATTTTGAATAAGTTTAGTCTTCTCTCTGTCCGCTAAAATCGTGTATATCTCAGGATCTAAATCTGATAATTTAACTAAATGCATAGATTCTTGCAGAGAGGGTTGATTAGCCCCTCCTCTTTCTACTGGAACCATAATAACATTCTTGCCTTTAGCTTCTTTTATGCTATCAGCTCTTTTCTTTATCTTATCATCATCCTCATCAGGATCATATGCAACTACAACTATTACATCTCCATATTTCTGAGCTATTCCTCTCAATTGTGTTGAGTATAATTCTTTATCTAAAAAAGCTATATTACAAGGCTCAAATATACTTTCTCCTACTACTTTGTTAGGAACCCATTTATGTATACACAATAAAAATTTTTCAAAAGTTATGTTTTGAGTTGCATTTCCTATTTTAATCTGCCACATCCTATCTCTATTATTATAGATCACATATTCGTTAGGTACAGGGATTAAAGTATCAACTGTATAGTCTTCATTATAGATTATTTCAAATGCATAATTTCCAAATACTCTAGCCTTCAATATATAGTTAAGTAATCTGTTGAATTTAACATCTCTAAATATATCTTGCACTTTGTCTAACTCATTCTTATCATCTCTAACACTTTTTATAATTACTTCTCTTCCAGCTACATTTCTCTCAATTTTATTTAGAGCTGAATTTATATCAATATCTTTAGCAATTCTCTTGATAGTATCCAAATCCAATTTGTTAGATTCTTGACTAACTCCATGGAACAACTTTATAACTGCTGACTCTATCAGTTTTTTATCTGCCATTATTCTCCCTCCTACGCTCCCACAAATTTTCCTCTATCTTTTCTACGCTCTTTCAGTGGTACATATTTCCTGTCACTCAATCCATATTTCATGGTATCTATACTATGAGGATCTATATTGTATTCTCCAGGTATTATCTCCCCATATTTATCTTTTTTATAAATACATTCTTCAACCTCTTTTTTAGTCTTCGGACATCTCCCTTTGTCTATAACTATCCTAGAAAAACTTCTAAGCATTTGCTCTCCATACGTTCTATCTTTAGTTCCACACGGGAATATTCTGAATCCTTCATCTCTAAAATCTGCATTTGCCTGGGCTGAAGCACTATCTCCAAATATCTTAACGTTATCCTCTTTAAGAGGTTCCATGCCTTTGGCCAACTCTCTAGTTGTCATTCTCCTATTATAAAATTCCCAATAAATATAGAGCTCATTCAGAGATTCATTTACTGCCATTTTTAACCCGGTTGCATAAGATTTTGAGTATCCCCAGTCTACACCTCTGTAATAATTCTCTTTGAAAATTTTATTTTGGATATATCTCTCAAATACATTCTCTTCAAACACAGCATTGTGCAGCACTAAATCTCCATCTGCTCCAAATTTACCCTCACAAGCTATTCTTTTTAGTCTAGGATCTTTTTCACTCTCTAACTCATAGATGAATGTAGGAGGGAGAAATAGATTATCTTTGTATATCGAGTGATGAACTTTTATGGTTATAGTTTCCTTTGTTCCATCTTCTAATTGTATGGTTTCTATTTTTTTTAGCTTTCTATTTTTATAAAGTTCCTCTTCATTAAAACCAAATCCCTCATCTTTCGTAAAAAACATCCTGTATATAGATGATGCTCTAGAAACCGGATTACACATAAATACTATGTGCTTTTTTATGCCTTTTACCCTCAATCTTTTTCTAAGTTCTTTCAAGTCTTCTAATGTCATCTCGTCAGCTTCCTCAACTATAATATAATCTATATTTTTAATAGACTTTATTTTCCTCCAATCATCCAAACCTCTGAAAATTATTTTAGATCCATTTGTTAAGTGATTAGCTTCTAATGGAGATTTTATAAATTTCCATTCATCTAAAACTCCAGCTATTTCCAATCCGTCTTTTAAATCTTCATAACAGCTTTCTTTTATAGTTGAATAAACCTTTCTAACAACAAGTATTTTCCTTTTTTCCATAGTTGCTTTTATAGCTGTTTTAAGAAACCCTGTAAAACTTTTTCCACTACCATATCCACCTATGAGTAAGAGGATATCAAAATCATCATCTGTAAACATCTCAGCAAAATGTTCTGTCATGGTAACTTCTCTAACTCCAATTTCATCATCTAGCATTCTTTATCACCTTTACTTGTAAGATTTTTCTAGATTTTTCTTTTAGTTCAGAGTCAACATCTTTAGTATATAATCCAAATCTCTTGGCCAGCATATCTGAAGCTTTTAATCTGTCTTGCAAAGAAGGATCTAATTCAAACTGATCTTTAACTTCTCCTCTCATAACTGATGTTAAAAATTTCATCACTTCCTCCGCTGTAGCTATCCTATCCGATTCTATTTCTTTCATTCGTTTTTCTATATATGATTTTATATAAGGTTTTGTAAGGTTTTCATATCCTGTTTGTTTAGCTGTTTTTTTATTATATCCAGCTTTTATTGCTGCATCTGTTGCGTTTCCAGATTGTATATAATAATCTGCAAATGCTTTTTGTTTTGGAGTTAATTTATTTTCTTTCATTTTTTCTCAACTCCCTTTCACAAATTTTTTTATACATTTCAACTAGCAATAATAATATTTTTACTTTAGAAGAAAACTCCCATCTAGGAGGAGCACTAAATCTAAGTTCTACATTAATATTTTTCAGTCTTTTTTCTAATTTTCTTATTTGAGATTTAATATCCGCGCTAACTTCTTTTGATTCACAAACCTCTAAACTTTTTTCTAATTGTTCTATAGTTTTTTTTATACTGCTTCTTTTAATTCTTAATTCTCTTCTGCGCTCTATATTCTCTGGAGTAGTTATTGTTACTGAATAAAATGTGAAAGTTTTTCTTACTTCGCTAGAGTAATTTTGAACGCTATTCACAAACACAACATAATTTTTCATTTCAAAAGCTTTGCTCAACTTGTTTATTTTAATTTGCAAACCTTTCATAAAGTTCTCCCCCTCCTTTCGTCTTTTTCATAAATAAAAAAAACGTTGCACCCAAATGCAACGCAACCCTTTCTTTAGTCACTCTATTTTCTCCCTTAATTCTCTAGCTAGGGTACTTATTTTCTTAGAAGCTCTCAGCTTCAAACTTCTACAAGCGCTTTCTGACACTCCTAAAATCTGTGAAATATCCTTGTTACTCATTCCTGTTTTATATAGCTCCCAGTATTCTTTCTCTCTTTTTCCAAAGGCTATACCAGAACTCTTCATTAATGTCTCCATAACAGCATTTTTTATCCTTATTCTTTCCTTATGTGCCTCACTCGTATCTCTATGAGCAAACACACTATCATCATCCGTATATATATCTATATTCTCAGAGTTATATACCTTCATGATTCTCACCTCTCAATTAAAATTAAATTCCTCTTCAAAGAAATAAAGTTAAATATATTCAGATCCTTCTGATAAAATTGCAATAACTTCCTGTAACGATCTAACAACAAAGTATTCCTGGCCATGTTGTTTAAATTTCTTTTCTATCTCCTTTTGTTCTTTGCTTTGCTTTCCAGTTTCACTTTTAACTTCAAGACCAATTATTTTCCCAGCAGTTAAAATTAATATATCTGGAAACCCTTTTTTCCCTCCTTTAACCATACTTCTATATTTCTTATGCTTGGAGTCATACACAGGAATATTATTTATTCTTTGAAAAAATATTTTATTTTGATTCTCTAAAATTTGTAAATATTGTATTATACTTGATTGTATTTCTATCTCTTTCATACCTCTTCTCCTAATACATCACTAACTTTTCTTTTAAAATTATTAAAATTTTTACTTGAAGCTACTCTAATCCATTCTTCATTTCCATCAACACAATTAATCTCAAACAAACTATAGTTCTCTTTTTCATCTTTTAACATAGCATAATCATTATCTCTACAATTTCTAATTATTAATCCATCATCTAAACACATTTTATGATGAGATTTTAAAATCCAATTAAATTTCATAAAACGTCCTCCTAAAAAATTTGATTTCTTTAGATTTATGTGGTATTTAAATATTATCTTACTCTGTTTTAATTATAGAATTTAGTAGAGAAAAAAGCTTTTTAGTGTCAAAACTAAGAGGCTTTTTTCATTTCTTTAGATTTATTCTACTAATATTTTTATTAAAAAAGTCAATTATCTATAATTTTTACAAAAAATAAAAGAGCTAAGATTTACTTCACAGTAAACCCTAACTCTTTATTAAGTCTTTACATCATATTTAATTTTTATCTAAAATATTTTTTACCAACTCCAAATGATGAAGTAGTGATAATTTTTTTACTATTCCTAACCCCGGATAAGATCCATTTTCATAATGCTCTAAAAAACTATCTAAGGCTTTCGTTTTACTAAATTCAGAAAATTCAAATTTATTTAATTTTTCTACTGCTTCATAAAATTTTTTAGCTGGGTCTTTTATATCTTCATTTGAATCTGAAACAAAATGATGAATTTTTATTGGATCACTTTTTTCATTTAAATACGTAATATGAATTGCAACAGCATACGGTGCAAATCCTCCATCAGTATATTTTTCTCCCATAGTGACATAATCTGAAAATCCAATATATCCATTTTCTTCATATTCCAAATGGTCATCTGAGAAAAAATCATCTTCATTTTTTAAGTAATCAGAATTTCTCTCTTCTTTTTCAAATCTATCTTCAAGTAAAATTTTATTATTTTTTATTCTTTTGTTGAATTTTGTTTCATCTGGTATTAATACAAATCTTGGATACTGCTCGTCATATCTTTTCTCGAACTCATTAATAAGGTTCTTATTATTACAAATAATCATTAATTCTTCTTCATTAAATTCTAACATTCTCTTGTATTCCTCTATATCCTCTATCCAACTTTTTTTCACTAAAAATGACTTAACAATATAATCACTTTTTAATAATTCAAAGAATTCTTTTTTCAGATTTTTATTATCTGTAGATTCTAAATCATCAAAAAATGATGGAATATTAGAATTACAAAGAATTGCTATCTTATTTTTTTCCTCAATTGCTACTCTCATTGTTGATAGAAGTGTAGATGATAATTTTACAGGTTCTATTACTGGAATTATTTTATCAGAAATTATTCCACTCTTTATTCCTTCTCTCACACCTATTAATTCATATTGACGACCTCTTAAATATGGAAAATACATAAACTACCCCCTATATTCATTTTTTAAAAAATTATTAAGCTCATAATATTCCTTTACTGATGGATTGTAAAAATAAACTAAAGATTTTAATTCATAAGGAATTTCATTAAATAACTCCTTATTTATATCATTTCTTTTTTTTAATTCTTTTATTGCTAAGTCATAAAAAACTGTAATTTCTATTTTTTTTATCCATTCCAAGCATTTAGTATAATAAAATACTGGCGGAACCTTTGGTAATTCTTTAAAGTATTTAATCAATATATTCTCAAATTCTTTTTTTCTTAGATATTTAAAAATTACTTCATAATCTAAGAAGTCATTATTTTCTTCTATTTCTTTTTTTAAACTTAATGTATTCTTTTTATCTGTTAATACATATACCCCTATTTTTGTATCTTCTAATAATTCTAAAAGTTTTTTTAGATTTTTTTCACACGTTACAACACACACTGAATTAAAACCTTTATAGTAATTTTCAATCTGATTTTTTAATCTATCAAAACTATCTAGCTCTGTTTTTATTTCATATACTACTGCTTTACCATTTATCATAATAAAATCAGCTTTTGCTTTTCCTACAGGAACTTGTGTTAATGCAACTGTTGTATTTAAACTATGCTTCCCTAAAAGCAATTTATTAAACAAAGTATTTTGATAAAAATATTCATTTCTATAATTTTTAGACATATATCTATAAATATTTTTTAATAACTCTATATTCTTTTCTTCGATATCGTCAGAACAATACTGTGAAATAATACTATTATAAACTTTTTCAGTTTGATGCTTTAAGAGTTTCTCAAAAATATTACGAGTAAATAGTCTATTTAATATAAAATTATTTTTATTCACAATATCTTCATCCCTTCTTTTTTATCTTATTATAAATAATACCATAATATTTTACAAAAATCATCTTTCAATTCATAGATATCGTATGATTTTCTCCACATCTACAAACTATCTTAATCTCTTTTTCTTTCAAAGATATTTTTTTAGATTTCGGATTTATATTTATTTCTCCTTCATCGTTTCTGCTAGCTACAAACTTATTACACTTTTTACAAATATATTTATTTTTCATTTGTTTCCTCTTTTTCATATTCTCTTTCTATGTTTGGAAGATATCCATTTTTCTTTAATAACTCATATATAAATAATCTCCCTTTTTGTGTCCAATAAGTATGTGCTTTTACATCTGGTCCTGTGCTTCTATTTATAGGTTGAAGTTTAGTTTGTGTATATCCGTGTACTGCATACTTTTGATATAACAACCATATATTCCCTTGCTTATATTGTACTTGAAATTCATGTAGTTTATCATTTAACCACTGAGCAGTTTTTCCATAATCTTTAGCTATAACGTTTATACTTAGTAAACCTTTACATTGTAAAACCATATCATAGTATGTTGCTTTAGGTTTTAACTCACTTATTTGTTGGTCTTTTATCTTACTTTCTATTTCAAGTGTTTCTATTTTATCTTGTTGTTCTAATGCTATTAAAAGAGCTTCTTTTAAACTAGTTGGAACTTTAAATTGATTGTTTAATTCCTTTTTCATTTCTTCAAATTTGTTGATATATGCTATATTCAAAGTAAATGCCTTTTCTACTGCTAATGAATATCCACCTATAAGTTGAGCTACACCTTTTTCTGTAATCAAATAGTTTCTATAAGTTTGTTTATTTTGAGGATGTACATAATTACTGGGGATATAGAACCCTGCGGAAAATTCCGCTGACCTAAATTTTGCTATATAACCATCTATTTTTTCTAATAAATCTTTATGTAAAACCCCTAATTCTTCAGCTACCCTATTACTTGTTGTTACTAGTACACCGTTCACATTTTCAATTCTAACTAATTCCATATTACATCGCCTCCTCTAATATCCAATTTAGGTTATCATTTTCGACTACCTCATTTGCAACTAATCCAAAATCAAAATAGTGATTACTAGTCATATCAAATAGTTTTATTATTTCATTTTCAAGTTCCATAAACACCCTATTTTCCGGTGTACCTTCTTTTACTCCAAACTGGTTCCCTAATTCTCGTAGTTTAGATAACGCTATAAGCTTCTGATTAGTACATCCCTTATCATTCTTAGATTGACCTAAAAAGAATAATAATAAATTTTTTTGTTCAATTGTCATAAAAATCCTCCTATGAAATATTCTAATTAAGCTCATTTCTTCAAAACTTCTAGTTGTTAATCCTTCATCTATAAGATAACTTATGATATTCTTCTAAATTCTAATCTAATAATCCATAAAAATCTTTTTCCTATAGTTCACCTAATTTTAAATTTAATTTAACATATCTCCCTTAATCCCAAATATCAGTTTCTTTTCTCTTTCTTCTACTATCCCAATCAAATATAAATGGTGTAGTAATAGCTCTTATTCTATCCAATAACTTATCTGCCCCATTTATCATTAAGTGCTCTTCTAATCCACCCTTGTCTAAATTGGTCGTTATTATAATTGGCTTATTAGCTTTATATCTCTCATCTATCAAGTTATAAACTTTCTCCATTCCCCAATCCGATAACTTTTCACTCCCTAAGTCATCTATAACTAATAAATCAACCTCTTTAACTGCTTGAAGTAACTTTTCTTCCTCTGATATAAAATCTCTTTTATTAGCATAATCCTCTTGGATTTTTCTTAAGTATCCAGATAAATTAAAACTTAAAACTGTATATCCCCTTTCTTGAATATCATTAGCTATACAGTTTGCATAAAATGTTTTTCCTGTTCCTGGAAATCCTGACATCAAAATTCCTATATTGCTTTCTAAAGCTTTTTTAAATCTTTCAGAATACTTCTTAAATTTTTCAATAAAGTCATTCTCCTTATCACAAACTATTTTAGCTTTTTCAAATATATTGCTCCCAGAATCTCTATCTATAATCGACAATTTTTTATACCTTGATATTTTTAGTTTTATTCTATCTCTTCTCATACAAGAACAATCAGGATATACATCGTAAATCCCTTCTTGGTAAAAAATCGGTTCTCCACATACTTTGCAATTTTCTACATTAATTTTCACTATTACCACCACTCTTTATTGTAGTTTTCTTTTAAAATTTTTAACTTTTTAGAATTTTGTGTCTTTTTAGGCTCACGATTTTCATAAAATCCAATTAAAATTTTATCTATCATAGTTTTAGAGCAAAAATTATTTATTTTAGGTTTTACATCAAGTTTTCCACTCAAAAAATTGGATTCACTTATTTTTTGCAAAATAATAGCCGTGTCAAAACCTTTGAGTAAAATAGGATTTATTACTCTCCTAATTTCTTCCGTATTCTTTCCTGTAACTTCTGCAACTTTTGAAATATATCTGTTTAGATCCTCTCTAAATTTAATTTTCTCCTGATCGAGCGATTCAGCTTCAGCTGATGTATCAATCTTTTTATTATTTATATTGTTATTATTTAAATTATTGTTATTATTAATACTGTTATTATTAGTGTCCGTTTGACCGTTTCCGATAGTTTCCGTATCGGTTGAAACCGTTTCCGATGAAATAGGTAACGGCACAAAATTTATTGTGTATACATTTTTTGAAAATTTACCTTGTTCTTTTTCTTGTTTAACGGTAATGTACCCAGCTTCCTTAAGCTGTTTAACATATTTAGCTAATGTGTCTTTACTTATATCTAAATCGCTGCAAATTAAAGATTGACTAGGAAACGCATCTTTCCCTTTTCCACTATAAGAGCATATATATGAATATATTGATTTAGCTATTACATGTAACGTTTTATCTTTCATAACTTTTTTAGCTATTATTCCATACCCATCTTCAAATATTCCCTGTAATTTTATAAAATCAGTCATTACAACTCACCTCTGTTTTTCCTATTTTCTTTGAATATTTTATGAACTTTCAAATGGCATAGCCTACACAAAACTTGTAAATTGTCTTCCCTATTTCTATGAATTTTATAGTATCCATTTTCTTGCGGGCTGATACAGTCTTTGTGGTGTGTAACTAAATTTTTTGTTTTTCCACATATTTCGCATTTTACTTTTACCATTTTCTTCATTTGTTTTCTAAAAATTTTAAACTCACTATATTCATCAACGCTAGTTTCAGCTTTTATTAAAACATCCCTCATTTATTTCCTCCTATTGAGGTCACATGCCAACATAACCTCTTTTTATTTTATTTTGACCCTCCATACTTAGTTACGTTGGCTATGTATGAAGAGCCTAAATAAAGCAAAAATCACTTTTCATTCAATTGCTACGTTCAATATCCCTAGATTTACTTGACTAGAAGTCAAAAGTATCAATTAATACCTACTGAGTATAAGTATTGTATATATCTCTTTTTAAAGTTATAATATTTGTACATTATAAAAATTTAAAAAGGAGGAAAACACATGTTTATATCTAATCGTGAAGAAGAGATAACTTTTTATAGTTCTTCTGGAAACTATAATGAATCTATTAGTTTAATAATAACAAAGCCAAATATATGTCCTCACTGTAATTATTTTATTTCTTCAAGAATCGAAGCTCATAGTGATTTTAAAGCAAATACAGATTTTTATACTTTTGGTGTCATTTTTTCTTGTCCACATTGTTCAGAATTTTTTATTGAAATTTTTAAATCTTTCGATAATAAAACTGCTTATCCAATTGGATATTCTATTAATAAAATTATTGATAAGGAAGTCCCTGAAAAAATTAAAATTTTTTCTCCCAAATTTTTTGAAATCTATTCACAGGCACTTACTGCAGAAACTAATAAGCTTTTTGAAATTTCAGGCATGGGATTTAGAAAATCAATTGAATTCTTAATAAAAGATTTTTTAATAGAAATACTTTCCAAACCAAAAGAAGAAATTACTAAATTACCCTTGCAACAAGCAATAAACTTAATCGATAATGATCGTATTAGAACTTTAGCAACTGCTTCTCTTTGGCTTGGAAACGATGAGACACATTATTCTCGTAAACATCTTGATAGAGATACTCAAGATATGAAAAACTTTATTGTTGCTCTATACTCTTTCATTAATTATGAATTAATTTTCATCGATGCTTCCTCTTTAAAAAAGAAATAATTTTATTTCTTATAACTGTATTCAATATTTACCAATGAATAATTATCCATGGGGTCAATTATCCCTATTATTTTTCCTTCCAATGTCTGATATTGTTTTACAACTCTTACAGGCATTGGACATTTTTCATCAATTATTTCAAATTCTACTTCAATAACTTGAGTAAAATTTATTGATTTTGCTATTTTTTTCATTACTCCACCTCCCCAAAGCCCACACTATAAGCTTTAAATAAATCCTATATAAGTTAGTTATTTTTTTATCTTTGTTGATTTCCTCCCCTATCATGAGGTATACTCGTATTACCTTGGCCAAGGAAATACTTAATAGGGGGGTGAATATTATGATATTTTATATTAACACCGTTACTCATGAGGTCCATAAAGAAAACTGCTCTTGGAAACCTACTGTTAACTTCTCTTGCTTGGGAGTATTTGACTATCCATATCAAGCTGTTGCAGCAGCTAAAAAAGCTGGTTATTCAAATGCTGATGGTTGTGCTTATTGTTGTCCAGGAATGCATACTAAGTAGTTTATTTTAAAGAGGCTTTATAGCCTCTTTTTGTATTTTAAATTACTCTCCTCTTTAAATAATCTATTATAAATTTTTTTAAACAAACATTTTACATAACTTTAAATAGGTTATGAAAATCAGAAAAAAATTTTAGGATTTACTTTTAATATATTTGCTATTTTTATTGTATTTTTATAACTTACTTTATTTTTTTTCATTCTTGAAAAAATTATACTTATATTAGATCTAGTTACTCCTAGTAATCTAGCTATATCAGATTGATTTATTTTTTGTTTTCTCATTTCATTTTTTATAATTTCATAAATTTTCTGACCATTTTCCATAAAATCACCTCTTTAAAATTATATAACTATTTTTTAGTTATGTAAATACTTTTTTTAACTTTTTGGTATAAAAAAAAGTAGCTTTATATTGCTACTTTTTCTCTTCTTCTATAATTTCTATTTCTTCAATTCTATTTTTTCCTATAGAACAATACGTCGAACTTTTTTCTATTCCAATATAATTTCTTTTTAACCTTTTAGAAACAACTCCTAAAGAAAATGATCCTGCAAAAAGATCTAATATAACATCTCCTTCATTAGAACTTGCTTTAACTATTCTTTCTAACAAAGCTTCAGGTTTTTGTGAAGAATGCTTTACATATTCTGGCATTTTATATCTTACTCTATTAAAATACCATAAATTTCCTGGAACTTTTAATTCATTATAAGGACTTGGTGGATTTTTTCTGTAATCGATTAATTTTCTTTTACTTCCTGTTTCTGTTTCAACCATAATATCCACGTAATTGAATGTATAATTACTCTTAGTTTTTACAGCAAATATTATAGGTTCATATAAAGAACCATAAAAATATTTTGCTTGAACTCCAGAGCTATCATACCCCCAAACTATCCTTGATAGAATATTTATATGTTTTTTTAAAAAAATATCCACATATGGCATATTTTCTGTAGAATTAAAAATATAGAGACTTCCTGTTTTTTTTAATTTTTTTAAACTCAATTCTAACCACTCATATAGCCATTTCAAATATTCATCTTGGTTCTTCCATTTATCTTCTATTCCATCTTCGTATTTTTTCCCTATATTATAGGGAGGGTCTATCACTAGTAAATCTATAGTTTCATCCTTTATTTTCTTTAATCCTTCAAATATATCATAATTTAAAATAGTTGTATACATATTAATTTAACCTCCAAAGAAAATTATAACATTTTTTTTATTTTATGCATAGTTCTTTTTTAGTTTTTTAAAAATTTTCTATCTTTTATGCAACTAATTATATGATCTTTGAATTTTTTCATTTCCTCTAATAAAAAATACATCATATTTTCTAAATCTTCATAACTCACATATGAATTATCTGTAGCTTTACTTCCAGTATGAGCAATTGAATTTCTATTATGAATAACTTTAAACAGTACTCTTTCAAATAATCCCATCTCATCATTAAATTCATAATTGGTTAATTTACAAATATTTAAATATTTTTCAAATTTTAAATTACTTTCTACTCCTAATATAAACTTTTCATAATAATCACTGGTAAAATCTATATTGAATTTTTGCTCTAATTTTAATATTCTTTTTCTTAAATCTGATTCTATTTCTAAATTTGTATTTTTTTGATAACTTTTTAATAATTCTTTTAGATAAATATCATAAAAATTATCTGTAAGTTCTTGTATTGTTTTTTTTTGTAATGTTATATATCTAATATATAAGTTTGAGACTTCTTTTATATATCCTTCCCAATGTGAATAAAGTAATAATACAAAGGATTTTTCTAATGTTTCTTTTAACTCTGTTTCTGTTTTGTTAACTAATATTAAAAAATCAGTTATTTCTTTTTTTCTTAATAAATACGAGTGATCAATATAATCAACTAATTCTATAGGGTTTTTAATGCTCATTTATTAAATCTCCATTCCTATTTTTAATCCTTCCATAAACTGATCTACCACATTTTTCCCTCTTTTACTCGCCTCTTTATACTCTTGGCTCTTCAAAACTTTACTTTTTATTTCTACTAAAGATTTGCTTTTTTTATTTTTATATAGGTAAGCTAATAAAATTATATAAATTAATGGTGAAAATTTATTCCCTTTCTTAAAAGAAGATTCTCCCAATTCATTGTATATATTTTGAAAAATATTATTCATTTTTTCTATTTCTTCATTCACTTCAAAAGGTTTTTCAAGAACTTTTTTTATTGAATTATCAATAAATCTATCTCTAGAATATTTATATTTTGTAGATATTTCTTGAAATTCTTCAATATTCTCTATTGCAAAACGTATTATCAAGCAATAAACTAAGAGTTCCATATCGTAATTTTCTTTTATCTGATTATCACTTAATGAAACCACCTTTTTAAAAGTTTCATTTTTTCTAATTATATTTATCATTTTTTCTGATAAATCTAAATTTGATTTAACAATTAAGAAATTTCTTATTTCTTGTGCTGATAATTTTACTCCTCCTGAGTTTAACCTATTAAATAACTCATACTCACTTTCTGTATTTTCAGAAGTTAATAATACAACATCTAATCTATTCATATAAAAATATTTAAACACTTCATCTGGTTCGATATCTGATAGTTGCATTTCATTTAATTCTCTTATTTTTTCTAAATTTTTTAACTTTAATGGTACTTTAGTATCTTCTCTATCTGAATTTAATACTCCACAAAACCATAAAATACTAGAAATTCTTTGAATCCCATCAACTATATCCCATTTTCCTCCTCTTACTGAGATATAAATTGGTGGTAAAGGAATTCCTAAAAATATAGATTCAATTAATTTACTTGCTTTATTTTCATCCCATCTAAACATTCGTTGATATTTAGGCTCTAAATTAATTAACTCCTCATTATACATACTTTTTAGTTCTCTTATTGACATTGTATAATTTTGTTTTTTTATGCTTTGTTGCTCTCTTTCAACTGCTTCTGAAATACTTTTCATTTTTCTCCTCTCTATCTTAATTTTATTATTTTATAAATTTCCTTCATAAACAAATTTTATTGCTCTTCCTAATAATTCTACATTCTCAAGTTCTCTTCCAGCTATATAAACATCATCATAATCTGTATTTACACTTTTTAATATCATTACTTGAGCTTCTTCCTTTATAAGAACTCTTTTTACAAAAGTTTCTTCTCCAACTTTAACAACATATATCTTATTTGCTATATATTCAGTTTGATGTGGATCTACTATAACGAATGATCCATCTTGAATTAATGGTTCCATTGAATTTCCTGCTACTTCTATCAAATAACAATCTTGACAAAAATTACCCCTTCTAATTAATCTTGTATATAGCGTATCCTCAAAATTAATATATCCATTCCCTGCTGAGGCTTTTGCTTTTACAGGCATTTCAATAAAATCTTCTTCACTTAATGGTTTCAAATTTGATTGCATTACTTTTTTTTGGTTATTTTTTTCCAAAAAAATTAACTTCTCTTGTATATCAATTGGTAAACGTCTAAATTTTTCATACTCTTCTATTGCTATTTTTTCATTATTTGTAAATAAAAACTCATTATATATATTCTGTAAATAGTCTTTACTTGGTCTTTTAGTGTTATTTTCTATTGCTGTTACATATGGTTGAGAAACATTCAAATTTTCAGCTAATCTTGAGGCTGAAAGGCCTTTTTCTTCTCTTTTATTTTTTAAGATTTCTCCTGTTGTTAACATTTCTCCATTCCTCCATGCTTTTTGATTAATTATACTATAAAACGAAAGATATGTTAAAAGAAATTTTAACAAAATGTTAAAATAATTATTGACATAACCAAAAAATAGTTATATCATATAACTGAAACTAAGTTATTAATATTTTTCAATATCTTTTATAACTATTTTTTAGTTATAAAAAGGAGAGAATATGATTATTAAAAATTTAAAAAACGGACTATGGAAATTTGAAGTTAATGGAATTGTATTGATTGGAACTTATAATGAATGTTTAGCAAGACTTGAAGTTTATGCAAGAATGTGGGGGATTTAATGAACGTAATAGCTGAATTAACACTAATTGGATTAATAATACTTACTGTTGAAGTAATAATCATGAGAATTATGTAGGAGGAAATATGTTAGGAGTAGAGCTTTTAGAATTAGAAACAAACTTATTAATTAAAGATTTAAAACCTTTAAAAAAAGATAATGACATTATGTGTGAGTGTGAAGACCATAAAGCAAAATGGATACTCACAGATGATTTTATGAATGGATGGCATATGAACTTGTGTGATGATTGCTTATTAGATATGAGAGAAGATTATAAAGAAGAAGGTACTAGCTATAAAGTGAGTCTTTTGAAATAAAAGGCTCACAACCGTTTAGGTTTTAATTACATGCTTAACTCACTATCCCCCCAGTGAAAAAGCTATCCCCAGCTGTTAAGCATGTAATCAAGACTAAAAAAAACAGGAGGATAAGATGGATAAGAAGATTGAAATTGTTAAAAATGAAAGTTGTGGTGGTGCTTATAGTGAGCTTTCAATTGTGATTAGTGGAATAGATATTGGTGGTCAAGACTTAATGAGTATTATTGGAGTTGCAACAGGTGATTTATCAGTAAAAGATTTAGCAGTAGATGAAGCACAACTTGAAGGAGTTGTAATTAGAAATGCTACCGATGAAGATGTAAAGAAAGCTATTAAAGAAGCTCAAAAACCTTTAAAAGAAGTGATCCCAACTCCAAAAGCAGATGTTAAGAGACATCCAAGCTATAGACTACCAAAACTTAAACATTTTATATGTTGTAATAAAGTTGGAATAACTACAAATGATGAAGTTAAATGTAGAACATGTGGAAAAGAACAGAGTTTTGAAGAGGAAATTATACTAGAAGTTACTTGTCCTGATTGTGGCAAAAAAATTATTGCGGTTACAAATCAGAAAAATATGAAGTTTTTTATGTGCGGAGATTGTAAAACTCAGATTGATGTTGAATATGATTATAAAACTAATAAAATAAAGGATTTAATAAGTATTTAGTCTTTTACAAGTTCTACAAAAATTTATTTGTAGAACTGATTAAAAACTAAAAAGGAGGTCTGAGAATGACTATAAAAGAATTAAGAGAAGTTGCAAAATCGAAAGGCTTAAAAGGGTATAGTAAACTGAAAAAAACTGAATTAGAAGAACTTTTAAAAGAGTCAACAGAACAAGAGAAATTTTTAGAGAATATAAATCCTGAAATTGAAGTAATTCAATACAAAGATGAAAATGACTGGTTAGAAATAAGAAAACTTGGATTAGGGGGTTCTGATGTTGCTGGAGTTCTTGGTGAGAGTAAATACAAATCTGCTGTTGATGTATGGAACGACAAAATAAACGGATCTTCGTTTAGTGGTAATAGATTTACTCACTGGGGAAATAAATTAGAAGCTGTTATAGCAACGGAATTTGATGATAGACATAAAGACCTAAAAGTATTTGAACTAAATAGAACTCTAAAAAAAGGTAAATCACTAGCCAATATTGATAGATTTTTATATGATCCATCACTAAATGAATATGGCATCCTGGAAATAAAAACAACAAATTCATTTAATTACAAAGAATGGAATGAAGAAACAATTCCACAAGAATATTACTGTCAAGTAATGCATTATTTAGCAGTTTCAGGCCTTAAATTTGCATATATTTGCTGTTTGATAGGTGGTAACGACTATAGAGAGTTTCGTATAGAAAGAAATGAAGATGAATGTAACTATGTTTTAAATTATTGTGACGAATGGTGGAAAAAATATATAGAAACAAATTTGGCTCCTCCTGCAGATGGAAGTAAAGCTTATAGCGAATATCAAAAGAAAAAAGCTGATAATTTAAATGATATTGAAATTGAGATAAATATAGATACAACTGAATTTGATGAGTTAAAAGCTGAAATAGAAGAGAAAGGCAAGAAATTAGAACTTATAAAGCAATCTTGGATAGATGAAATGATAAAGTTTGGAGCTAAAAAAGCCAAATTGAAAAATTACAAAATAACAACAATTACTCAAAAGAGAGAAACTTTGGATAAAAAGAAACTTAAGGAATCTGTTCCTAATATAGATGATTTTTTGAAGGTAACAGAATCTAAATTTTATAAAGTTACAAAAGTAGAGTGAAAAAAATAAAAACTATTATACACCAAATATAAATTTAATTGGAGGAATATAAAATGACAACAGAAATTAAAACGGCTAAAAACAAACTTGAAACAGCAGGAAAAACTACACCATCAGAAGAAGGCGAAGTAAGTCCTACAATAATTTTACAAAATATGTTACGAGAAAATGGTAAAAAATTAAAAGCAGTTCTTGGAAATAATGCTAGTTCTTTCATGGTATCACTTGTTAATTTATATAATTCTGATTTGACTGGAGCTACACCTCAATCAGTTTTAGCATCAGCTTTTATAGCTGCAGCATTAAAATTACCAATAGAGAAAAACTTAGGATTTGCATACATAATAAAGTATGGAACACAGGCTCAATTCATCATCGGTTATAAAGGAATGATTCAATTAGCTTTAAGAAGTGGTGGAGTTAAAAAGATAAATGCAATTCCAATTAAAGAAGGTCAGATTTTATCTTTCAATCCTCTTACAGAGGAGATTGAATTTGATATGAATTCAAAAGATGGAGAAATAGTAGGATATGCAGCTTACATGGAACTTACAAACGGATTTAATAAAACTATTTATATGTCTAAAGATGATATCGAAAAACACGCCTTAGAATATTCACAAACTTACATAAAGGACCAAACTAGAAAAGAATATGAAAAAAAATCTGTATGGTCAAAAAATTATGATGAAATGGCACTTAAAACAATCTTAAAGAAAATTTTAAAGTTCGCACCATTATCTACCGAAATGCAAATCATGGAAACTGTTGACCAAGCGGCTATAAAGAAAGCCAATATTGATGAAAAAGATGGCTCTTTAATAGTTGAAAATGTTGAGTATGTTGATAATCAAAAAAATAGTACTCCAACTACAAAAGAAGAAATTTTAGATTTATTAGAAAGTGCAAATACAATTAATTTAAATATTAAGAAAAAAGCTAGTGAGTTACACATAGATTTTGACACTATGACTAAAGATGAACTACAACTTTTACAAAAAATCATAGACGAAGAAATTGATAAACAAATGAAATAGTTCCAGGAGAATATTTATGTACAGATTAGTATTTGAAAATGATAGAGCAATATTAGAAGTTAATGAAAATATGAGTGTAGCTGAATTAAAAAAGCTACACTCTAAACTTAGCAAAGGTATAGAGATTAAAAAAGTAGACACTATAAGTGATGAACAAATGAAAATTCTTTGGTGTATATTTAAGGATCTCGGAGAGCTAATAGGATATACAAAAGAAGAGTTAAGAGAAATTCTTCAAAATAAATACTGTTCTGAGAAAAAAATAGAATACTTTTCAATATCTCCAAATAAAAGGAATTGTGCTAGTAAAGATATAGCGACTGATTTTATCAGTTGGATAATCGAGTGGAGTATACATCAAGGATATAACTTGATTTTACATATAGGAAAAGGCCCTAATAAAAGATTAAGAGGTGCTAGAGAGATTTGTCCTGACATACAACGTTATACTATTGCTTGCCTTAGAAATAAAGTATGTGCTGTCTGTGGAAGAGTTGAGGCAGATTTGCATCACTGGGACAATGTTAATTCAATAGGTGGATATGAATTTGATGATGGTCTTAAAACAAGATTTATAAGTCTTTGTAGAGAACATCATAATTTATTCCATGCTATAGGTGAGAAAGAATTCGAAAATAAATATCATTTGCAAGGGGTTTGGTTGAATCCAACAATGGTTATGGAACTCAAAAAGGTTTATTCTGGTCATTTTCGAGCATTTAGAAAAGAAAATTATGAATAAAAAGGGGAATATATACTATGGAAATAAAATGTTTAGTCTATACTGTTGATGAGGTAAGCATAATGTTAAATGTCTCGATATCTACAGCTTATAGAAAAATTAAAGAAATTAATCATATGGCAATTAGAAAAGGGATCCATAAAGAATGTATCTCATCTGGAAAAGTTAGTAAAAAATTATTTCACGAAGTTTATCCAAATTGTGATTGATAAATTTAATTAAAGAGGGTATCATATTATTGTGAAATATCCCTCTTTTTTATTTTAATAAATTAGGAGGAAATTATATGAAAAATTCAAACGGAAGTGGTTCTATTTCTAAATTAAAGGGAAAAAGAAGAAAACCATGGTATGTTAGAGCTACAATAGAGTTTTCTAGTGATGGTAAACAAATTAGAAAATCTATAGGTACATTTGCTACAAAGAGAGAAGCCCAAGAAGCTTTATATAACTATAATAAAAATCCATTATTATATAGTAAGAAAACTTTTAAAAATATTTTGGATTTATGGTGGAGTGCGTACACTAAAAGAGTTACACAAAAAACAACTATAAGTACACACATTTATAGAATGAGAGCTTTTGAATCACTACATGATAGAATCATAGCAGATATAAAATTATTTGAATTGCAAGAGTTATTTGATAGTATGACAACTTCTTGGAGTTTTAAAAATGGATGTAAAAGTGTTCTTAATATGATATTTGATTTTGCTTTAAAAAATGAATTTATTGATTCCAATAGAGTTAGCTTTATTGAGATTGGGAAAAAGGAAAAAGTTATTGAAAGAAGAGTCTTTACAAAAAAAGAAATCGAGACTTTGTGGGAAAATCTCGATTCTAAATACTGCTATATAATTTTAATTCTCATCTATACTGGAATGAGAATAGGTGAACTTCTCAATTTAAAAAATGAAGATATTGATCTACATAACTCATCTCTTACTATAAGAGAAAGTAAAACAGATGCTGGTGTTAGGATTATACCAATTTCTTCAAAGATTTTCAATTTATTTGTTGCCAATATGGTAAAAGATCAAGAGTTCTTTTTAAAAGGGGATACTACTCATCAATTAAGTTATTCTACTTTTAAACCTAGATTCCAGAAGTTACTAAAATCATTAGATATTGAACCTCATACAATTCATGATACTCGACATACTTTTGCAACTTTACTAAATAACGCTAACGCAAATCAAAGTGCTATAACTAAATTAATTGGTCACTCAGACTTTTCTATTACAGAAAATGTCTATACTCATAAAGACACTGAAGAGCTAAGAAAAGCTATTGATTTACTATGTTGATTTTGTCACCAATTTGTCACCAAAATAAAAAAAATCATGATAAAATTGATAAATAATGATAATTATGATAAATGTATAAACTGCAGAAAAGCATTGATTATGCTAAGGTTTCAACAAAATAAGGAGGTCTCTAAATGAAAAGAATAATCTGCCACTACGATATGGACGCCTTTTATAAAATAATGAGGTCTCTAAATGAAAAGAATAATCTGCCACTAC